GCACCACAAACCGGAACAAGGAGACGCTCAATGCGCTCCGACGCGGCCTAGACAGCGGCGATATCCGAGTTTCATCCTACGCACTCGCTGCGTAGTCATCGAACCCCCGGTGGGTTCATCAACAAACTGCCCAGGAGGCGAAAAGTTATGTCTGACACTGCAAATCTCGAAAGCACCCCCGAAGTTACCCCTGCTCCAGTGGTTGAGCCGCTGAAGCCGGAACCGAAACTCTACGACGAAGCGTATGTCAAGGAGCTTCGACAAGAAGCCGCTTCGGCTCGGGTTGCCAAGAAGGAAGCAGTGGACGCGGCTGTCAAGGAATTGACAGAGAAGTATGCAGCGGAACTCGTTGCACGCGACACCGCGTACACCGAATTGGAGAACGAGTTGGGCAAGGCGTGGGTTGAACTTGAGAAGGTTTACACCACGATTGACGCCAATGTTCCCAGCGAGAAGGTTCGTGCGTTTGTGGCGATCCTGCAAGGCGACGACAAGGACTCGATCACCGCGTCCGCTAAGTCTGCCTACGACCTCGCTGGCGGATTCGAAACTCGCACTTCCGCATTCGATCCCACCCAAGGGTTTGGTGGCCGTAAGGATATGGCCCTCAACGGAGACCCCATCCTCCAGGCGCTCAGAAACGCCGTAGGGATGTAACAACTACTCAAGGAGAGTAACTAAATGTCTGCTGGAGCTAACTTCGCAGTCAACAACAGCAAGATCAGCCAGACCGGGGACTCGATGTTCTCTGGTCTGCTCACCCCTGAGCAGTCGCAGGACTACTTCGCTCTCGCGGAGAAGACTTCGGTCGTTCAGCAAATCGCACAGAAGATCCCTATGGGTCCGACTGGTGTGAAGATCCCGCACTGGAGCGGTAACGTCTCCGCGTCGTGGATCGGTGAAGGCGACATGAAGCCCATCACCAAGGGCGACCTGACCTCGCAGACCATCGCGCCCAGCAAGATCGCTACGATCTTCGTGGCGTCTGCGGAAACCGTTCGTGCGAACCCCGCCAACTACCTGAGCACCATGCGTACCAAGGTGGCTACCGCCATCGCGCTGGCGTTCGATAACGCGGTTATCAACGGCACGAACACCCCGTTCGGCGCTTACGTCGCTCAGACCACCAAGTCGGTTTCGCTTGCCGATCCGCTCGGTGCTTCGAACGGTGTGGCGCAGGGTTCGCAGGCTTACACTGCACTCAACAACAGCCTTTCGCTGCTGCTGGCTGCTGGCAAGCTGTGGACCGGGACTCTGTTCGACAACCTGGCTGAGCCGATCCTGAACAACGCTACTGATGCCCAGATGCGTCCTCTGTTCCTTGAGGCCACCTACACCGACATCAACGCGCCGTTCCGTTCGGGTCGTGTGCTGGGCCGTCCGACGTACCTGAGCGATCACATCGCCAACGGCACCACGGTCGGTTACGCGGGTGACTGGAGCCAGATCGTCTGGGGCCAGGTCGGTGGTCTGTCTTACGACGTTACCGATCAGGCGACCCTGAACCTGGGGACGTTTGCTTCGCCGAACTTCGTTTCGCTGTGGCAGCACAACTTGGTTGCCGTTCGTGTTGAGGCCGAGTACGGCGCTCTCGTGAACGACAAGGACGCGTTCGTCAAGCTGACCAACGTCGTCACTGCCTAGCAGTAACTTGACACTCAACGGGAGGGGGCTGCTTCGGCAGCCCTCTTCTGTTGTGTCAGAGAGGAACACATGGCACAGATTCGAAACACGCTCAACGGCGGTATCGCCGAAGTGGACGAAGAGCTGGCTGCTGAACTGATCGCAGCCGGTAGCTGGGAAGCTGCCGACAAGCCGGTTCGCCAGCGCCGCACCAAGACCGCTCCCGTCGAGGAGCACCAAGACGAGGAGTAACCCGTGGCCTATGCGACCGCTCAAGACGTTGTAACACTGTGGGCTAAGGAGCCTGAGCCGGAAGTCATGCTTCTGATCGAGCGCAGGCTCGAACAGGTTGAGCGGATCATCCGCCGACGCATCCCCGCGCTTGACGCTCGCGTTCTGGACTCTCCTACGTTTGAGGCCGACCTCATCGACATCGAGGCCGATGCTGTTCTGCGCCTGGTGCGTAACCCTGAGGGTTACATGTCTGAGACTGACGGTGCCTACACCTACCAGCTTCAGTCTGACCTCAGTGTGGGCCGGCTGGAAATCTTGGACGATGAGTGGACGACGCTGGGGGTCAACCGACTCTCACGTATGTCTGTCATCGTCCCTAACCTGACGATGCCGACATGAGCGGCGAAGAGTTTCAGGTCGCTGATTACTACCCTCCCGCGTTCAATCTGGCGGTGCAGCCCAAAGAGGTTGATCCGAACGAGTGTGATCACGAGGCCACGAACCCTATCTGCCACTGCGTGCATGACTGGCGCATCAACTGGGGGAACGTGGCCAAGGTTGGCCAGAAGCGGTCGCTGTACGTTACGGACTCGCCATGAGTCTCTTGGACACAGGTGCCCGGTATCAACCGGTCACCGTCTACCCGGAAATCATGGAGCTGGACGCCGACGGCAACGAGCGGACCCGCCCGTCTGATACGGGCATCGAGGCTATCGCTCGCCTGCAGGTGGCCAACCAGTCTGGAACGTCCGCTCGCAGAGCGGAGCAGGACAACGAGGGGTTCGAGACCGAGAAGGTCTACCGCATGCGGTTCCCCCGCTCCTTCACCAAGGAGCACGGCGTCCTGGGGGCACAGTCCGAGATCGTCTGGCGCGGACAGCGTTGGGCGCTGTTCGGTGACGCCACCGAGTACGACTCCTCCCCTGCTCTGCAGCGGGTTGACTACACGATCAAGAGGTTCTGATGGCGGTTGTCTATCCGAACGCTAACTCTGCTGCGGCACACCACAAGGACACTCGTCGCAAGGTTCGTCACGAACGTGACGCGGTGACCCGCAGGGCGATCCAGAACTTGGCTGCTACCGAACACACTCCGCGTATCACCACCAAGGATTACTTCCCGGCGAACATTACGGAGGAGGACGGCGCTACCGACTTCCACACGATCCTGAACGCTCCTGACGCTTTTGCGTTGGAGTTCGGGCACGCACCGTCTGGTTTCTTCGCAGGGACCGCTACGAAGCCGCCTGCGGCTGAGTACATCCTGACCAAGGCTGCTATCGGGGGGTCACCATCGTGAGTCTCCCCCGCGTACAAAAGGTTGTCGTCCCTCTGCTGAGGGGCGACTCCCGGCTTGCAGGCGTCAAGGTACGGACCTGGGTGCCGGATATCGACTACCGGGGTTTCCCGATGATCAACATCCGCCGTATCGGTGGGATCAGGAACCCGAAACAGCCGACTCTGCATACGAATCCGGTAATCGAGATGACGGCTTACTCCGATGTAGGTCTCATCGAATGCGAGGAGTTGTACGAGACAGCACTCGAAGTGCTGTTCGACGCAGTGAAGAACCAGACGCAGACGCCTGACGGGTACATGCAGTCGATCTACGAGACGTTCGGCGCTACGCAGTTCAGCTCGCTTTATCAGGACTCCTGGCGTGTCCAGGGACTAATCCGGGTCAGCCTTCGCGGCCCTCGATCCACCTAACGAAAGGGCACTTAAATGCCTCAGAATGACAATGCAGTTATCACTGCTGCGATTGGCTACGTCTACACCGCTGCTGCGGGGACCGTGGCTCCGACCCCTTCGGCGCTGAAGACCATCGACCTGGAGAACCCGCTGTCGTGGACGGCGTCCGGTTGGACGAGCGTCGGCCACACCAGCCGTGGAACCCTGCCTGAGTGGGGCTACGACGGCGGCGACTTCGAGACCAAGGGTTCTTGGCAGAAGAAGAAGCTGCGCGAGGTTGAGACCGACATCCCGATTGATTCGGTGACCGTCTCGCTGCACGAGTTCAACCAGGCTGGCCTTGGTCTGTACTACGGCCCCAACGCCGTTTCTACTCCGGGCGTCTTCGGTGTGAAGACCAGCCAGATCAACGAGAAGGCGTTCCTCGTCGTCATCGTTGACGGGACGACCCGCCTGGGCTTCCACGCTCTCAAGGCGTCCATCCGGCGCGATGACGCTCTGGATGTTCCGATTGACGACCTGGCCGTGCTGCCGATCAAGGCGACGTTCCTCGATTACGGAACCGGCAACGTGCCGTTCTCGTGGATCAACGAGGATCTGTTCAACGTCTCGGTCGTCTTGCCGAAGCTGAAGCTGGGTGGCGCTACTGGCGGCACCTTCACGCTGAAGATCAACGGTGTTGACACCGCAGCCATCACGGTCTCGGGCATCTCCGCTACCACCATCAAGACCGCGCTCGTCGCGG